ATTGTTCCTTCAAGATACAATTGTGTTCCATCATTAACAGCCACACTAGAAGCAGTTTCTCCAACAACAACCTTCCCCCCTGTTGTATTTATGTTTGCAGTTGAATCCCAAGTAATAGGAGGATTGTTAGGTTCATCAGGAGTAGCTGGTATGTTCCAAAAGCATTGATTGTTGTCAAATGTAAGGTTGTTAACTTCACAACAAGTTTGAGTTGGATTAACTGTTGCACCTAATTCGTTTTGCCAAACAGTAGTTCCGTTGATGTTTGATGACGCCCAAGTTAAATCACATCCTAAAATGTTAAAACTCTTTCCTGTTAGATTGTTATTAATAATTTTAATCAACTCAACTTTTGTTGATACATTTTTGCCTAAAGCATACGCTGATATTTTATTAACTCTATAATAAGAGTTTTCAATAAATATTTTATTGTTGTATTTAAATTCAGCAATATCTTCAGGAGTTAAATAAAAATAAGCATTTAATATTCTTGCCTCACTACTGTAGATAGTGTTTAAATACTCTCTCCAACACTTTGAATAAGTATCTGTGGTAGTCTGAGCATCAACATAAAACTGTGCATCAGGACTATATTTAGATTTGAATCTTATATCTTCATCTGTTCCAACAACAGTTTGAGCAGCCATTATGTAATGATTACAAAAAGGATATTGTACTTTAGTTGTAAACGCACCTGATACTGTATTATAAAATTTGTATGCATTGCAGTTTTTTAAACCTGAGTAAGCAAACAGTTTAGGTTTTATTTGTGTAAAATCAGCACTATTATTATTCCATCTGTATAGTTTGGCAATAAGCATATTATGACCTTGTGGTCTTGTTGTGTTCCAAGATGAGAACATTGTATTTATTTCTAAATCTCCCTCACCAAAATCTCCATCTAAATCAGCTTGATAACTATTGTATGCATTGCCAAATGTATTTTGCCAATATTCATTTATCTTATCTTCATCTTCTAAATCTGACATATTAATGCGTTCCTTTCTGAACTCATTTGTAGGTTTTATAATCCTATCCTTATTCATGTCAATCTTATCACTCCAATCTTTAGATGTTCCTGCGTTAAAATAATCTTGAGCAGGTTCTATCTTTAGTTGATTGTTGATTGAATCTCCTTTATCAATAATTAAATTATACCTAGAACAAATTGCAGATATAAAATCAACTTGTTTTTCAGTTGACATTATATTATTGTTTGGCGATAAGTTTATAGTTGCACCTTCAGTAGTTACAGGTGCAGCAAATAAAGATAGAATTGTTGCATCTTTATAAATCAACAACTCATTGCTTGATGTAGTAATCTGAACTTGAAAATAAACTTGGTCATTTAATGAAAAGAATTCTTCATTAGTTACTTTCTCAACATTTTGTAATACAGTAGTTGATGTATCAAAGAAATTATAATTTGAACCATTCCAACTTCCAAATATTTCTTCACTAAATGATGCATCGTTGTTTTTCTTCATAAACAACTTAGCAACTGCTGCATCTGAGTTGTTCATTTTAAATTTTACTAAAAGCGTAAATTGATGAAACCCTGTTAATGGTATTGTATAATATGGAGGAGTAGTTGTTGATGAATAGTTACCACCTAAATCATAAAAATTTCCTAATGGATTTGTAGATGTTTCATCATTAAAGATTAAATTAGTATTTGAAGTTATTACTGCATTAGCAGATAATCCAACTCTAAAAGCATCTTGAGATGTTGTTCCAACAGTTTGAGTTTCTGTTGATAAAGTCATGTATTGTTTAGCAAAGAAATCAGTTGCAAAGAATGTTGAGTTTATTGTATAACCTATGGATGCAAGTATTTTCTCAAATAATACTTTTACATTGATTGCAGGTTTTAATTTTGTAACATTTAGAGCCTGTTGAATAGTTCCGTTTAAAGTTGTGTCATTATAATTATAACCATAATCTGCAATAGGGTAAAGTATTTCCTCTCCTGTTTGACCAGTTCCTGATGTATAAGCTGTATTACCACTCCAAGAATTAATGACATTGTTAGTTGTTAATAGATGACTAAACTCACTTAGGTCTAATTCATTTAGTTTCTTCTCATCTAAAGATGTAGCAATGTTTGAGATAACCCCAAACACTAAAGCCTCATAATACTGTGTTGCATTATTCACATTAAGCAGTTGTAAGTATCCACTAAATACAATATTGCTATCCACATAAATATCTGCCTCACATTTTATTGAAGAATCAAACGAGCCATCTACAGAAACCACATTGTAAAAGTGACTAAAGAAATCATTGTTTGTTTTTGTGAATGGCAATGTAAAGGATTGAGTAAAATCAGACTTCTGAGACTTTAAATCTTGTATCTCCTTTGCTGAATAGTTACCCTTAATAGATACATCACTTACATCTAAATAATGCAAGGTTGATGCTCCTTGTGTTTTTACAACTAATTGAACCATCTATATCATTTGTTTAAGTTTGTGAGCATACTCAAAAGTAAATGAGTACTGAATCAACTTGTCCTTTATTGTTGTCTTGTATTGTAATTGATTATCTATCAAAATTAAAGGAACAGGCTCTTGCAATACATTGTCATCTCCGACTTCTACAGGAGCAATCAATTGAATATCGTTTGACTGCATCATCCCTTTAAAGTAATCGTTGTAAGCCTCATCTAAATAGCCTGTATTAACTATTATGCGTTTAACACCATTAACAGATTGAACCTTTCCTCTTTCAAAACTATCTATTGAGAATGTAGCTGAGTTCCATGAACCAGCATTTCTCTCATATTCTATAGACCTATCCATTGATACAGCCTCTGTAGAGTTGTTATTAAAATAGTGATAATCCCATGTACCAAACTTGTTCTTCCAAGCTATGGATTGAGATGAATACTTTGAGCATTGTGAAATCTCAAACAATAATGGTTTTATGTATTCACTAGCAGGATTTGATGTATATTTTAAATACTTACCACTTCCTGAACCTGTAGCTGATACTGTAAAAATATTGTTTACATTGCTATTTGCAGAACCCATAGCTGTCCATGTAGTAGTTCCTGCAACAGCTATTTTTACTTTGTCACCTATTTTTGCTTGTGCTGCTGCTCGTTGAGTAGAATCTTCATAATCTCTTGATTGACTACCAACTTCTATAGTATAATACTTATCAGTTGTCTGCATTTGATAACCACCTAAATCAACATACTTTAATTTTGCAACATTCTCATAACCTGCTGATGCAAACAATAGCATTTGTGATTCATTACCTGTTGATGCAGAGGCTTGTCTTCCTCCATAAAGTGCAAGGTTTGGAAGATATATCTGCCCTGTATAATTGTCTAGTGATGTATTAGGGACTTGACTATAGAATTTATAATTTATTGCTATGTTATCTGTGACAAAATATGTTGAACTTTCATTTAACCAAGACAATGTTCGGTAATCACCAGCACCTGTTAAGTGAGCAATTATTCCATTTGTATCATTTGGCTGTGTTGTAGTGTATGGAATCTTGCTTAAAAACTTTTCAAAAGGGGATGTAGCTTTTGGAGCATATAAAGTTGCATCAAAATTCATTTGGTCTTCCCATTCATTTGCGTAGTTAATTACAGGAAACACAAGAGTTGCTGATTGAAGCACTCTACTTATTGTGCCTGATGAACTTGTTGAAAATTCCTCATAAAATCTCATACTTACCAACCTTAATGTTTCTGTGTTCTTACTTATAGCAAAATCTACATTAGAGCCTGTTGATGGATTAGGAATGTTTCTAGGCATCAAGTGTATAGAATTATAAGATACTGCACCTGAGACTGTGTTAGCTATCTTATTTGATACCTTTGTGTAATTCTTAACTATTCTCTCAATATTAAAGTGAGCTGCACCTGCATTATTCTTTGGTTGCTTTAGAGTTGCCCTAACTGCTCCACCAATTACAACCTCTACAACATAACTGAAATTAAAAACAGATGATGTGTTGCTTGTTGTGGTTACTATCCAATAGTTACTTCTAGTTGCTGTTGTTGCCATTTTGTATCTCGTCTAATGTGAATTTCATGAACTTATCAAAGTCAAGCATATATGCTTTTTTTATTCCGTTTGGTAGCTTCTTATATGTTTGTTTAAATGCATTGGTAAAAAATCCATTGCCTTTATATCCAAATCTATTTATCTTCCTAGCAACTAAAAAAGCTATTGACTTTTGTTGTTGAGTTTTATTCTTCCAAGCCTCAAACTGTCCTCTGCTATTTCTTGGTCTTAATCCTTTTCTTTTAACCCACTCAAGAATGTTTTTGTAAACTACTCCACCTTGAAATTTGTTTGATTTACCTCTACCTTTATCTATCGCCTCACCATAATCTAAATATTTAAATTTAAGAGAGAACGCGTTAAGAGTAACTGCTAAATCATAATCAATAGACTTTAAAAGTTTACCTGTATCAACACCTCTTTTACTTCTTACTAAATTAGCAGCAGCAACCTCAACAGTTTTTTTGCCAAACTTCTTTAAAGCTTTTTGAAGATTCTCTCCTTTAAATTTCATTATCTAGTCATTGGAGATTCACAAGCAGAGTTCTGTGCTTGTACTGTTATGTTAAATGTTCCCTTCCAACCACTTAATAAATTTTCAAACTTATCTGTAAATGGTTCACAATCTAATGACTCAGGCATTGTTATGCTTTGATTTACTGCTGATGCAGTTGAAAAGCTACCTGTCCTAAACTCTCTGTATATATCTGCAAGAATTAAGAATGTTCTGTTTAATGTAAATTCAGCATCTTCTCCATCTGCATTTACCAAATCCATAACAAACAAATCAAATGTAAATGTGAATGTTGTCTTGTTTATTGATGCACCTGTTTCAATTAAATGTGCTTTTGTAAATACATCTTGAGTTTCTAAATCAGCCTCAAAGATATCTCCTGTTGTGAATGTTCTTATTTGCCTATGTTGATTACATATCTTCTTAAATGTGTTTACTATGTCAATGTAGCTTTTCATTTTGCTTTCTTATTTGCTTTATTCCTATCCTTAATATATGCTATGTAAGTAAGTGTTTCATTTATGTTTAGCTTGGTAACTGCATTCATTTTTAAGATGTCATCATTGCACAGCATCATAAGGACAGAATACCATCCCCACCTTTTACCAAAGTTAGCACTTCCTTCACTTTCTGCTCCTCCTTCAAAGACTCCATTGTGCCTTTCAAATAATCCTTCCCTAAACGATAAAAAAAAACCAAGCAACTTTGTGCAACTGAAGCTGGCATCTTGTTTTTAAATAGCTTTGCTCTGTCTTCTATCTCAGCATCATACTCTTTAATCAAATACTTTCCCTCACCTTCTGTTGTAACTTCTCTGTAAAGAATAGCCATAATTTGATGTAGGTTTTTATCCATCTTTTTGCAAAGCATATCAATATCCATAAACTCACCTGTTGAGATGTTTTCAATGTTAGGATTAAATCCGTATTTGACGCCATCTATGCTCATCAATTTAATTAAAGATGTTTGTGTATTAGTCATTGCACATAGCTTCTGATACATCACCAAAAGGTCTGTCACCTTAATCCTATCAATATTATCATCATTGACATTATTAACTAGCAGCTTAATTACTTTCTTTGCCTTGTCAACCTCCTCAATCTCCAACTTCTCAATATCTGATAGTTGCATCATCTGCCCAAGATTAATCTCGTTCAGGTCTTGTGGAATTATTACCTTCATACTATTAAATAGATTTAAATGATTATTGTATAAAAATAAAAAAACCCCTTCAATAGAAGAGGCTTAGTTAGTAAGTTTTGTTTTACTTTATATCTAGTATTTTTTTCAATTGCTTCACAACAACCATCTGATTGTGATAAGCAAATGATGCTTTCTCTATCTCTTCATCACTTATCATTGTACCATTAGCAACTCTGTTAAAAGATTGCCACCTTTCTTCTAAATCTGCAACATACACCCTAATCTCGTTTATGTTCTTTTCGTTTCTTACTTCTGACATATCTGTAATTTAAAGATTAAGGGGAAGTGCCAACGACCAAGTTTTAAACCTCCCCTTAAAACATTCAAATTGTGCAGCACTCAAGCAGCTTACTCTCTTAATAAATCCCCTTGACTCTCACATCTTAAAGATTTACAATGCGAATATAAGTCTTTTTATTTAATTGCATACCTACCAATGTTAGGTCTTGATTTGGTCATGATAACAGCGTAACGAATTGCATCAATGCCATGATTGTAGTTATCAATAGGTTTGTTTATTAAATAGCCATTCTTATCCTCTTGCCACTTGTAACTATTAAACTCGCTTATAAGATTACTGCTCTTACTTGTTACCTTTAGATTGTACCTCTTCAATAAATCTATTCCTATGTTGATGCTATCTCTTCCTTTGGATGCTGGTTTTATATTGAACCCTAGTCTATATATTTCTTCGATTGATTTAGGCTCTGCAGAATCTCCATAAATAGGTCTTCTTCTATCAATTCCGAAATTGTGAAGAGACTTAGCAATGTCTTGGTTAGTGAGACCTCGTTCATATATTAATTCATTAAATATTAATGCTCCTTCATATTCATATACTTCAATCAATGCAGTAGGGTCATTTGTATATCCAAAATCTAAGCCAATTGCCACTTCTTTAGCATCTGATGGAATAGTTCCAATAACCTGTACCTTATTAAATATAATTGATTTACTAAAACCTCTCTCACCTAATCCGTATATCTTCCAATATTCTTCATCTGTATGCTCTAGCCTTTCAATCTCATTGACTAACTCATCAGCTAAGAATGGATTGTCTCGGTATGTTGATTTTATAAATGTGCAGTCTTCTCTGCCTAGAACTTTATCATAAATCCAATGATGTGTATCTGATGGATTGTAATCAATATAGACCTTCTCCTCTGTTCTTATAATCAATTGAAAGAAATCCTCCCAAGTAAGTTCATTGGCTTCATTGCAGAACAGATAGTTTCTCTTAGTTCCCCTTTTCTTTTGTGGTTGGTCTAATGAAATAAACTCAAAGGAGTTATCATTCAACAGATAAGTATGGTCTGACTTATTGTGGTTTGCTTCGTTATATAGATTTAAGTTGTTAAGTATCTCAAAGAAATCCTTCATTACAGATAGCTTTAAACTAGGTAGAGATTTTCTAACTATGCTAAAGCGTTTACCTGTTGACTCAAATGCTTTGACAATAAGAAGCTGACAAAGTGAGTATGTCTTTCCTGACCGAGTACCACCTTGATTTACTATTATCTTTGTAGAGGCATTGTAATTCCTCTCAAAAACATTACTAGTCTTTATCTTTAGACTTGACAATTTCTATTTCTATTTT